CATATGCTAATTCAACAGGCATACCACCAACTAATCCAGTCACGGCGGCAACTGCTGCTACGATACCTGCTATTGGAACAGTTAGTAAATCATTAAATGCTGGTGTAACTGCTGCAATGATTGGCGGCACAGCAGCACAAGCAGCAGCCGCCTATCCTGATGTAATAGCAAATGGGACTGGAATTATTATAGATGCATCAGGAAATGTTAATGCTGGCATAGGTATACTAGCAAAAACTCCACAACAACTTGAGGCTGCTGGTATATTAAAACCAGGATCAGCTTCATTGGTTACTGGTTTGGTTCAGCGGGGAATGAGTATAGAATCTGCTATGACAAATAATTTGTTTACAGGTGTTCCTGGCGCTGAAAATTTACAAGCATTACTTAATAATACTTCTGCACAAACAGCAGCACAAATAATTAATTTTCAACAGGCACAAACCGCAATGATAATGACCGGTGCTATAGTTGGCAATGAAGCCCCGGGGGCTATTGCAGGTATAATAAATGCTGCTGCATATGTTGGAGTAAAATCTACAGTAGCATTTTTACAAAACTCTAAAAATATTGGTGATATACTATAATGGCAACACTTCCTTCTATTTCTAATGTAGCAAGTGCAATAAGTTCAGGTAATTTTTCATCTGCGCTAGCAACAACAACCGGTGGTGCCAGTTCTATTGTTACTTCTCTTAATGGCATGTCAGCTTCAATGCCAAGCATACCAAATATACCTAGTATTTCGAGCCTACCTAATATTTCAGGACTACCAAGTGTGCCGGGGTCGCCTACTATTGACACATTACGAAATATCAAACCACCTGCAATTACTGGATTATCAGGATTAGCAGATGCAACAAAAGGAATATCAAGTTCTGCATTTTTAGCAATAGCACAATCATTTAAACCACTGCAAGCTGGAGTTCCACAAAACTTAACAATTATTAATTTAAAAAATAAATTAGAACAGGTTGCAAAAGACACTAAAGCAACTGCTACACCGTATGTATTTCCCGACGAACGCGGCGGAGTTGGGGGCGGAGTTGGGGGCGTAGCAACTTCATTTAAGGATGGATTAACTAGCGCAGGAATTGATGTAGCAACAGGTAAAATACCCGCAGTGGACGCAGCAGTTGCATCTGGTGGAGTTAAAGCAGGAATGAGTGCATTAGGAGGGGTAATGAGTAATGTGCCCGGTATGTCAGGTATAGCTGATCCAACGGCACTTGCTAGTGGCGTAAGTAATTTACCAGGTGGGCAATCAGCACTTTCGTCTATAGTAAACCCTAGATCGTTAACTACTAGTGGAATTTCTGACACACTAAGTGGACTAAACTCAATAACTAAAAATGCATCTAGTGCAGCACTAAATCAAATTAGTACCGGAACTTCCGGTTCAAGTTCACTGGCAGGCTTATTATCCGGCGGTGCATTAACAGGTGCCGGCGCCTCACTAAGCGGAGCATTAAGTAATCCTAGCAATTTACCAAGTGGTTTAATTGGGAATTTACCTAAGATTTCAGGATTACCAAGCACACCGTTTGTATTTCCGGATGAACGCGGCGGTGGAGCAAGTGTTGGTTTAAGTTTACCTAGTATTTCAGGATTACCTAAGGTTTCAAATTTACCCTCAATTGGTAATTTAACTCAAGGACTTCAATCTGGAAAACAACCATTATCATCGTTGGTTTCAACTGGGCTACCACCTGCTGCCGCAGCAGCATTAACGGCAAGCATAAATTCATTAAGTACTTCAAGTCCTTTTCCTATAAAAATGCCAATAATAGCTGAAAACACAATTAATAGAAGCGAAATATCTTCTCAACTTAGTAACTTGTTGGGTGACAAAAAAGTTCCAATGCCAAACTTTTCAGGAATTGCTGCGTTTCCTATACGAGCCCAATCACAAGCCGATATTGATGCATATGATGCAAATAAAAAAGAAATTGAAAAATTGGATGAAGAACGTGAAGTATTAGCTAAAGCCAAAATAGATGCTGGAAATAAACTTAGGAAAGCTAAAGAAAATTTACCACAAGGTGATCCTTCTATACCAGCATTAGAACAAGCAGTTGAAACAGCCAGCAAAAAAATAAACGATTTGGATAAAAAGGTAGTAGATTTACGAAATGCAGCGTATAAAATAGTTACTGGTAACTCAGTACCAGCAAGTTTAACTCAGTACCAGCAAGTTTAACTATGGAGTCAGCATAAATACATCATGCCCTCATACATTGGATTCAACACTATAAATGCTTACACACCTCGTTCTACGAACCTTCCCACTGGTCCGGCTGCTGGTACAGGATCGGTAGTTAACCCATATAAAGTAGGGAGCCAATTTGGATTAGTTGATGCACCATTGGTTATACAAGATTTAATCAATGCATTAAATATTCGTCAAGGGGAGAAGGTGGGAAATCCTAGCTATGGAACTACCCTTTGGAGTTTTGTATTTGAACCAAACACCGCAGATGTGCAATTTCAATTAGAAAACGAAATACGCAGAGTAGCCAGTCAAGATCCCAGACTTATATTAAACACTGTTCGTGCATTTCCACAAGAAAACGGCATATTACTAGAAGTGGAAATGGCCGTGACCCCTTTCAATCAAGCTAATCTATTAAGCGTATTCTTTAATAGTGCTACTAATATAGCAGTTTTACAATAAAGCTAAAAAACCTAAGTTATTAGGTATGATAAATACTTAAAAGAGAATAACTATGGCAACCAGCAGCAGACAATCAGCATTATTCGGGGTCAATGACTGGAAAGCCATTTACCAAACCTTCAACCAAGCCGACTTTCGTAGCTACGACTATGAAACATTACGTAAAAGTTTCATTGATTACTTACGTGCATATTATCCTGAAACATTCAATGATTATATTGAAAGTTCAGAATTTATCGCCTTGCTTGATGTTATGGCGTTCATGGGACAAGGTCTTGCTTTCCGCAATGACTTAAATGCTCGTGAAAATTTCATTGATACGGCTGAACGCAGAGATAGTGTTATCAAATTAGCAAACTTAGTTAGTTATACTCCTAAAAGAAATTTAGAAGCACAAGGTTATTTGAAAGTAACAAGTGTTCGTACTACTCAAAATATCATAGATTTAAATGGATTTAATCTAGGAAATGTTCCTGTATTATGGAATGATCCTGCTAACCCAAATTGGCTAGAACAATATAATACTATCATTAATGCAGCATTAATCAATACTCAACGAGTTGGACTACCAGCCAACTCATCACAAATTCTTGGGGTAAAAACAGACGAATATACTTTACAGATTCCCGTAGGGACAGTGCCAGTAGTACCGTTTAGTACTTTAGTTAACGGTTTAAATATGAATTTTGAATTGTGCAGTGTGAGTACAGTTGGAACAGATTATGTTTATGAAATTCCCCCTGCACCAACGAATACATTCAATATGCTATATCGCAATGATAAATTGGGATATGGTAGTCCAAACACAGGATTCTTCTTTTACTTTAAGCAAGGTACATTGACAAATTTTGACTTTACTCTACAAAATCAAATCTCAAATCAAGTAATTGATATTGGAGATATTCAAGGTATTAATAACACTGATACTTGGTTGTATCAGATTAGTCAAGTTAATGGATCATTTGGATTATGGAAAATAGTAGATAATATCTACGCTGATGCATACTTGCAAACTGAAAGTTCTGTAAAACAAATTTACTCAGTTAATAGCAGATTTAATGATCAAGTTAGTTATATATTTGGTGACGGGGTTTTCAGTCAAATACCAGTTGGTACGTTCAGAGCATATGTCCGTGCAGGCAATGCATTAACTTATACTATTCAACCTACTGATATGCAAGGTCTATCAGTATCAATTAATTATGTGAGTAGAGTTGGTAGAATTGAAACATTAACAGTAGGATTGTCATTGCAAGTACCAGTGTCAAACGCACAAGTTCGTGAATCATTGGCAAACATTAAACAACGTGCGCCAAGTCGTTACTACACACAAAATCGCATGGTCAATGGTGAAGACTATAACAATTTTCCATATACACTGTATAGTTCAATCATAAAATCAAAAGCTATCAATCGCAGCAGTGTTGGGGTAAGTAAGAATTTAGACTTACTTGATCCAACTGGAAAATACTCTAGTACAAATAGTTATGCAAATGACGGCGGTGTTTGGTTAGACAACAATAATGGCTATGCAACGCTAACTATAACCAGCACCGGCGATATTATTACGTTCTTGACCGGAACATTGGCTTCTATCTTAGCTGACAACAGATCATCACAATACTATATTCAAAATTATACTAGATATAGTATTGATAGTGCATCGGGTGACGGGACATTGTACTGGAACACTAGTACCGTAGATGCTAACAGTTTAACAGGGTATTTTTACAACATCACTAACGGAGGGGAAAATCCAGTCCCAGTAGGGACATATTCTACATACAACGCAAAGTATATTACTCCGGGTGCATTGCTTAAATTTATAGCACCGTCGGGTTATTATTTTGATAGTAATAATAGATTAGTAAGTGGAGTAGCAGGCCCATCAAACACCACATATATTTGGACTACAGTATTAAATGTAATTGGTGACGGATTCAATAATGGCATAGGTCAATTTGCAAATGGGTCAGGTCCTATAACTTTGAATGGCTATGTTCCAGCCGAAGCAATATTAACAACAGTTATACCTTCATTCAGTAACTCATTGCCCAATAGTGTCATACAAGAATGTATTGTCAGATTAGATTTACAACAAAACTTTTCATTAGTCTTTGACAATTCACTGACTGTTAATCAAAATCGTTGGAGTATTGACATTTACAATTCATCTAACTATTTTGTAAACTTTGAAAGTGTTGGTTATAATAGATACACTGTAACATATCGTTCACTGGCATATTATTTTGGTAGTGTCGCTGATACTAGATTTACGTATGATGCAGGTAAATTAGTGTATGACCCTTTCTCTGGAATTATACTTCAAGACTTTGTTAAAGTGTTGGTTACCAATACACAACCAAATAGTAATTATGCACTAAGTAATCCTATCTCTACTAGTATAGTTGGGCAGACTGTTGAAAGTGACGGTTACATAAATGATTTTGAAGTTGAGGTTGCTAGTATTGATGTTAATAATAGAAGCATTATAGAGAATCCTGATTTCTTTAATGAAATCACTGGATACGTTACTGGTAGCACAAATATTGGTGTATATGCATTCTTTGAAACAATTCAAGATGCTATAAATTTAAGTCGGCAAGATTTGATAGCTTCTTCTACGGTATCATATCAATATTCAACTGCTACACAAATTGAAATTGTAAAATATGAATATCCTGTTGGTCAATTATTCTTTGCATATTCTACAAATGTGTTCTATATAACTGTTCAAGATCCAACAATATCAACACCATTTTTTACACTAGTAGTTCAACCTCAATATAGCATGAAGCCCGGACGTCAAGGATTGCAATTTCAATATCGTCATAATAGTAATAATACTACACGTATTGATCCTGCCACAACAAATATTATTGATTTGTATGTAGTTACACAGTCATACTATACCCAATATCAGAATTGGATTCAAGACACTACAAACACTGTGCCTTTGCCACTGAGACCTACTATTAGTCAATTAAGCAATGAATATAGTCAGATACAAGATTATAAAATGTTAACAGACAGTGCAATATTAAACAGTGTAGTGTTCAAGCCATTATTTGGTCCTAAAGCAGCATCTGCATTAAGAGCAACTATAAAAGTTATTAAAAATTCTAACACTAATGCTAGCGATAGTGAAATTCGTAGTGCAGTATTAACACAAATGAATACTTATTTTAATATTAACAATTGGAACTTTGGTGACACTTTCTATTTTAGTGAATTAAGTGCTTATATCCACACTAACATAGGTGACTTAGTAAGTTCTTGTGTAATAGTACCTAACGATCCCACATTACACTTTGGAGATTTA